TTAGAAAATTATAATTATGATATTCAACTTGATGATCAACGAGATTACTCAACAAATTTTACATTTGAGCAAGTAACCGAAGAATCATTTTCTCATATTAACTGGGCTGAAGGTCATCCCATGGCTGGTCAGCCAATTAAATTGCGAGACTATCAAGTCGAAATTATCAATAACTTTTTAGCAAATCCACAATCGATACAAGAAATTGCCACTGGTGCTGGTAAAACTATTATGACCGCCGCACTAAGTCAACGATGCGAGGCTCATGGTAGAACTATAGTAATTGTACCAAACAAATCTTTAGTCACACAAACTGAAAAAGATTATAAAGGACTGGGATTAGATGTAGGAGTATACTACGGTGATAGGAAAGATATAGGCAAAACACATACTATTTGTACATGGCAAAGCTTAAATGTCTTATTGAAAAATAGTAAAGATGATGTTGTCGCATGGACGACCATGGGAGCATTCTTGCAAGATGTTGTATGTGTTATGGTTGATGAAGTCCACATGGCTAAGGCAGACGCACTTAAAACTTTGCTTACCACAGTAATGAGTTGCATACCAATTAGATGGGGTCTTACCGGCACAGTGCCTAAAGAACCGTTTGAGTTTCAAGCATTGAAATGTAGTCTGGGATCAGTTATCAATCAACTATCCGCAAGTGAATTACAAGATCGTGGAGTACTTGCTCAATGTCATGTAAATATTGTACAGATGATTGATCATGCAGATTTTAGTAATTATCAAAGTGAATTAAAGTTTTTACTAGAAGATAGTAAAAGATTGGAAACTGTGGCAAAACTCGTTGCTAAAGTAAACTTAACAGGTAACACTTTGGTATTAGTGGACCGTGTAGCAGCAGGTCATTCTCTAGTAGAATTACTGGGAGATCAAGCTGTGTTTGTTAGCGGAGCAACTAAGGGAACTAAAAGAGACGAAGAATACAATGAAGTGGCAACTAGTACAGATAAAATCATCGTGGCAACTTACGGAGTGGCGGCAGTTGGAATTAATATTCCTCGTATCTTTAATCTGGTCCTTGTTGAGCCTGGTAAGTCTTTTGTCAGAGTAATTCAAAGCATTGGCAGAGGTATTAGAAAAGCTGAAGATAAAGATCATGTACAGATCTGGGATGTAACATCAACTTGTAAATTTGCTAAACGTCATTTAACTAAAAGAAAACAGTTTTATAGTGAAGCAAACTATCCTTACACTCAGGAGAAACTAGAATGGAAATAAAGTACTTGATATCTATCAACTTATATTGTAAAATAACAACATGCGTATCCTAACCCTTGACAACGAGCACTACGAATTAGATCATCTTCCAGAAGAAATAGATGATATGCGGTTTGCTATTTTAGATAATTCAAACCCAACTGATCCAGATTATCATTATATTCCATTGATCTTTCTGGAAAGTTTTAATAGTCCAGCCTTGGTACTACAGATAGGTGAATATAAAATCCGCATGCCAGTAGATTGGCAACTACTTATTGGTGATCCAGCTGCCGGTGATCTAGAAGTTATTCCATTGTCTGCTCTTAATGACAGAGGATTTCAGGCATTTCAATTTAACCCACTTACTAGTTTCAGACCTAGTTTTCTAGATATTGAAATTTTAGATGTATATCAAGATGTAGCATGGTACGCTCCGAAACTTAAAAATGGACAGCTGTTGTGTGTACCATTGAATGATGGTCAAAAGCCTGAGTGTGTTTATTTTGTTAAAGATATTAGCCGCACATGCGAAATAGTTAATTATGGAAAGTCATTTTAACATGACAAAAATTACAGCAAATAAAACTAAGGATCAATATGATCCAGGTGATAATCCTATTGCTCCTAATAGAATGGCAGTTAAGGAAAAGATGGTCGTAGACTTAGAAAGTATGATTAATAATCTTCAGGCAGCAAATGCTGCTAATGCAAAAATTATTGAAAAAATGCAGAGAGACATTACCAGATTGAAGGATCAAATCAGCGAATTAGCAGGAAAAATTACTCGTGGATAAACTTAGTATCGCTAACGAGATGGCATGTTTTGATCGTAAAGATCGTGATTTTTATGACAATCTTACTGATGATGAGAAGAAAAAATTCAGTAATTTTTTAATGATCAGATGGGGAAGTAGCGTAAATGGTAGTAAAGAAATGCAAGAGTATTACCTAATCGCTACCAATGAGCGATTAAATAAACATTTTTTTAATATCAGCAAACATCCTAAATTACAATGGTTATGTGCCACTACAGTAAGTCCTGGAATGGGAGTACAGCGCCATAATTGGATTTCTCTTAAAAAGAAAGAAGCAGGTGTTAATAGCATTAGAAAACAACTTGGTGAATTATTCCCTCATTTAGAGGATGATTCACTTGATTTAATGGCAACCCTCAATACTCAGAAAGATATCAATGAGTATTTGAAAAAATTAGGTCTAGGAAAGTGAGTTATATTTGTCAATATTGTAAAAAATCTTTTATAAAAGAATCTAGTCTAGCTGTGCATTCATGCGAGCCAAGACGTAGGCGACAAGAAAAAGATGAAGCTGGTGTTCGTTTGGGATTTCATGCCTACTTAAAATTTTACGAATTGACACAAGGGTCCACTAAATCAAAAACTTATGATGACTTTTGTGAGAGCCCATATTACAAAGCATTTGTGAAATTTGGAAGATACTGTGTAAGTACACGAGTCATCAATCCAGCACGATTTACTGAATGGGTATTGAAGCAAAATAAAAAACTAGACTATTGGTGTAGTGATAAACTGTATGAAGAATATCTTTTATTTTATCTTAAAGTAGAAACTATGGAAGACGCATTAGCCAGAGCAATTGAGCATACAATAACATGGAGTGAAAACAAAGGATCTTCTTCCCATGATTATCTGCGCTATGGCAATCATAATGCGATTACGCAGGCTATTGTTGCTGGAAGAATTAGTCCCTGGGTATTGTATAATTCTGAATCAGGTCAAAAGTTTTTGTCTGATATGAACACAGAACATCAAGCCATAGTATGGCCATATATTGATCCAGATGTGTGGACTAAAAAGTTAAAAGAAGATCCTGCTAATCGTATAGAAGCGCAAGAGCTACTTAAAAAGGCAGGTTGGTGATGGCGGATATTGACTTAGATTTGGCAGATAGAAATCAAGTATTAAAACTTATACAATCTATTCCTGCTATGCAATTTCAACAAGGACAAGTGCGTAGGCATAATTCTGGAGTATATACCACGGATATTCCATATGATCCAATTAATCAATGTGCAGCGATAGACTATGAAACTGCGGCAAAACGTGGCTATTTTAAAATTGATTTGTTGAATGTATCAGTGTATCAGCTTATTAAATCTCAAACTCATTATGAAGAACTATTAGCTAAAGATCCTCCTTGGTCTAGATTATGGACTGATCCAGAATGGAGCAAACAAGTAATACATGTGGGAAGTTACACAGATTTATTGGCAAAAATGAAACCAGATACTGTGCCACGCATGGCAGCTTTTATAGCAGTCATACGACCCGGCAAAGCGCATTTACAAAACTGTAGTTGGTCTGAAGTTTTTCAATCGGTCTGGGATGGTGATAACAGCAAAGGCTTTATCTTTAAGAAATCTCATAGTATATCCTATGCAACATTGGTGGGATTGCATATGAATCTGCTAGCTGAGATTAGTCAGGCATCCGTCGAACAAGTGTAATTGATTTTCTTTTGCTTTTTTTACGGGCCAGTTCAGCTAAGCTACACACAGGTCCATGTACAATTTCAAGATCTTTATTTGCAAAAGTTCGTATGTAACTACGAAATGGTTCCCATTCTTGCTTAAGAAATATATTAATAGGTATAGATCGGTTACTTTCCCACCACCAAATATTGGCAAGTTCTAAAAATAGCTGTTTTTCTGTTAGATTTGAAATACTGCCAAAGTCATAAATTGTGGTAATAGCATCATCTCTATTTTGTATTATACCTACATATTCTTGAGAAGAATATATACATAGCGTTATGAATGGATATTTCTCGCTTAGTTTTTCAAAAAGTTCTTTGTTCATCATGGGGCAGTTTTCATATGTCAATATTTATGTTACCAAAATAACTTGTTAAATATCGCTAAATAGTATCATGTATTCAACCACCGCTTATCTTTTCCAGCAACGAACACAAGTGCTATTGCTTGACAGCAGTGGGCAATATTTTACAATGAGGTATAATCCTGTGTATGCCAAACGCTTAACCCTTAATCTTGGAGTAGATAATGTACTCTTATTTTCCTTTGTTAATCAGGATGAAAAGCCTGTTAACGTAAATGGATGTACTTTTACTTTCCGTGTTACTAACACAGCCGGCACAACTTTATTGCTACAAGAGCCAATGACTATTCTTAATGCGACTACGGGACAAGTTAAAGTATCTATTCCAGTCGAGCATATGCTGGAGTTAATTGCTCAGCCAGCTAACTATTCAATCAGTGTGCAAAGCGGTAACTTAAATCAAGCAGTATTTACTAATGCGCAATCTGGAGCACGAGCTCCTATTGATCTTGTTAACTCAATTTTTCCAAGATTCGTGCCTTCTGTTCCATGTACCATACCAACTATAAGTTTAACTTCACAAGCATCATTAGACGGCTCAGCATTTCAAAACTATCCCGGGTGGGCGGGAAATTGGTATTACGGTGGTAATGGCAGCAACTTCTTTAATAACTATCAAAATACAGAATTTCATTCAAGTTTTATACAGCCACGGAATTATGTAACTACAATTCAGTTAGATTTGATCGGATATACCGGCACAATTAAAGCTCAATGGGCACAGAATTACCAAAGTATCTGGTACAATGTTACAGAATCTACCACATATCTAAACAAAACTGGTACTATCTATATGAATGTTATGGGATGGTATCCATTATTACGCCTATGCTTTAATAATAGCATCTTTGCTACTCCTAATCCTCCTGGCTATCCTGCATCAGCATATGCTATTTGTACAGATGGAGTATTAACAGGAATGAATGTACAAAATGGTGGAGCTGGATATTTGGCACCACCCAAGGTTGATATTTTAGGCAATGGGTCAGGTGCTGTGGTAGAATC